GTGGGCAATGATTGTTTTAGTTCTGTTATCAGACTTAGCAGTTGCGCTTCCATAGTCCCTTGCCCTGGGGTGAGTCCATTGGAGTTAACATTGTGCAGCCCCAAAGCCATTTCCTTCCCTTTACCGGGATATAAGTGCGCATAGGTATCCAACGTCACGGAAACATCTTTGTGGCCGATTCTTTCCGAGATGGCTATAACATTAAATCCCATTTCAATAAGCAGGCTTACGTGGCTATGACGCAGGTCATGCACTCTTATATAGGTCAGATCAGCAGAAGTGGCAGCGGCTTTTATTTCTTTTCGGAGATAAGAAGCGGTGAACATAAAGAGCCGATCTGTTGGTTCTAAACCATACAATTTGTCTGCATACTTCATAACTTCATCATATAAAAATTCCGGTATAGAGATACAGCGGTTACTGGATTCAGTCTTGGGGGCTTTTATGATACTCTCGCCTTTAACGACCTGGAAGTTTTTGTTGATTATGAGCCGGTGATCGGGCAAGAAGTCTGATTTTGTAAGGGCAAGTAATTCACCTTCTCGAATTCCAGTCCAGTATAAAATATCAAAAGCAATTTTGGCCGGAGTTTTTACAACATAAGAGATAAACATCTTAAACTCATCCAGTGTCCATATCTGCATAGCATCTGCGGATGATTTTCCCATGCTTCCAGCTATCTGTGCCACATTATTAGGCAAATTATAATACCGTCGGCCATAGTTGAGCATTGCTGACAATTCATTATTAACTGCTTTTAGATAAGTATCCGCATAGCCATATTCTGAATCGAATTCATCATATCCTTTCTGACGAACCCAGGTCTGCCAGTTCAGTACATCAAGAGGTGCGATTTCATTGATAGGAGTCTTTTTGAAAAATGGACCTATCTTTGTGTCGATCATATTCTGCTTCCGGGCGGCAGTGGTAACCTCAATCTTTTCATTCTGTGTCAAATCGTCCATATACTTTATGATAAAAGCATCAAAGGGAATATCAGAAGATTTGATGAACTGAGATTTGAATATCGCTTCCCATGCATCGGCATCTTTTTTTCGTTCAAAGCCGCGTTTTGTTTTCTGCTTATTTTCGCCGGCGGCATTTTTGTATTTGAATTTGACACTCCATGTGCCGTTTTCCTCTTTATATGATGGCATTACATTATCTCCAATTGTATTTATTTGTGACAGTTGACAAACATTTGTTCTTTTTACTATAATGATTAAATAACAGATGCAGTAATATATTCGAAAGGATAGGTGATTATTTTGAAACTTGGCATTCCTGGAACTGTAAAAACATTCCCACAGCGTACCGGTGGCTATTTGAATTACCAATATAATAATTCGGACCCGGAGAAAAATAATCCAGAATTTATGAAAGATGAAAATGAGGCAGATTTGCTACTGGCCGATATAAATTCATGGCTTGATAAAAACTTCCCCTGGATGGAGGATTTTATTGTGTTCCAGCTTAGTGATGGGACTGTTCGTCTGGATATAGCTGATCGGCAATTTCTTGGTGGAGATTGAGTAACTGCTCCTGTGCTACATCAAAGATATAGAGTTCTTCCTTTAGTTTGTCGATTCGCTTGCCAGAGTTCGTATACTGTTCTGTATCAATTGATGATAGGAGCAGGAACTCCTTAGCATTATCAATGTCTACAAAGACAAAATAATCTGATGCGTATTTGGTGGGATAAGAGCAACAGTAACAGTCAAATTCTTTATATTTAATTTTTGCTATCTGAATAAGGAATGTCTGTATTATGCTCCTGATATCCCGTTTTATGAACCAGCGGACAGTGTGAGCAGCATTGTCCGCTATAAAATCAGGATATTTTTCTGTTAATTCTAGTTTCTTGATTCCGTATTTTCTATCCATTTGAAGATCCTTCCCTTTATTATCTGGCATAAATTCCCCGCTGATTTAATAAATATAGCCTTACTATTCGTAAGGCTATAAACTAGATTATAAATTAAAAGCAATTCTTCACGATTGCCTTATAAGTTTTATCATCAATTTCTAATAAACTTCTTTTTCCATCTTTAAATTGTACAGCTACCTGATAAATACCTTTATTCTTTGCTGATAATCCTCCAGCCAACATCCCAACCGGTCCGAGCAGAGCACCGCCTACAAGTCCTCTGGCTACACCACTAGATGCACTTTTCCTGTGTTCATCAGTAATAAGTTCATACGACTCTACATTCTTTTTATTTAACTCAAAAGATTTTATCAATCCAATATATAATGATGCGTTCCCTAATGTGCATGTTATTTGCTTCCCTTGATAATCCCCAGCGATTACCATATTTTTTGCATTTGCCATTTTATTTTCTCCTAAATGTTTTCCATATTTTTTATGTGAAAGCAGTTTCGGTTACAACTACCCCGGTTTTTCAAACTACAGATAAGTATCTATTGAGACAATCAATTAATTCCTGTTTATAATTATAGATATCATCCATGGTATCAATGTAGTGTCTCGTAAAGGTCTTATTCTCATCAGGGATTAGGAGTTGCTTTTTCTTCTTATCAAGATTTATTCTACAGATTGGCTTACGATTATTATCTTTATAAAGTATACCAAAATAACTTTCTGTATCGCGATATGTGATATCCGATGGAGTTGCAAATTCAGCTAGCATCCCCTTTATCATATAAAATGATTGTATTTCTTCTTCTGTAGTTATAACTCCGCTTTGATTTACTTCGATATATTCTGGCTCACTTAGTTCGATTTGTTCAGTGACAGCAATTTCATCGTTACTCTTTAATGCACTAGAAATTTTGTCATTCATAGTCTCATTAATAAAACCATTAAATGATTTTTTTACTATTGGTTTAAATTTATCAATAACGTTTTGGGTTTTTACACCTTCATATACGCTTGAGAGAATGAATTTAACAAAATTATCATCAGGATTGTCTAATTGCAATTTTACATATTCTTTTATTAATTTAGAATATTTCAACTCTGATGCAGTATTAAAGATATTATCTACATCAAAATTTTGTTTGGCAAACTTCTTTAATTCGTTCACATAACTTTCTTTAATATCAAGTATGTTAATTTCAAGAAATGGAGTAAGGTCCATTTTGTTTGATTCATCTAAATCAGTATAGAATCTGTAAACAATGCCATTTGTGAGAATGCCGAATTTTGCAGTACTTGTTCCAAAGTATCTAAAAAGTTGTGAACTATGCTGGTCAAGATTAGAACCACACCATTTACATTCAATAAGTATCACCGGTTTCCCTTCAAATAGAATGGCGTAATCAACCTTTTCCCCTTTTTTGATACCGACATCAGCCACATACTCTGGCATAAACTCATCAGGATTAAAGACGTCATATCCTAATAGTTGAAAAAAAGGAACTATCAATGACATTTTAGTGGCTTCTTCGGTTGACACCTGCGCCTTACGTTGTTCTACCCTTTCTGAAAATAGTTTCAATTCATCAATGAAATCCATTACTCTCCCCGCTTTCTCTTTATAGTAATTTTATTAAATCTTAATTAGATTTCCATTCTAATTCCAACAATACCAAGGATGAACATGGGTAAAATGAACATATTATAGATTCCCATATTCCTCCTATATTATTGATATTTATTCGGCCAACTTAATAACGGCTGCTTAGGTACCACTCTAAGCTAAGTATTTTCCCTGTTTAGTTGCGGCTTGTTCATTTTCTTGATTTATCATGTTTTCCATTTGAACTAATATTGCTCGCTGATTTCTTCTTGAAAGTACACGAAAATAAGATAGTAGATCGGCCTCATCCGTGGATAGATCAGCATTATTTCCTATCTGCGCAACTGTATTTTCTTCTTCTCCTGTTAAAAGATATTCAAGACTGACACCTAAAAACGCACAAATGTGTGGTATCATTTTTGCCGGAGGATCTGTATTCCTTGTTTTCCAATTTGTGACTGTACTCGTGCCGACATTTAGATGACGTGATAGATCGGCCATTGTAAGGTTTTTTTCTTTTAAAATCTCCAAAATTCTTTCAATAATCATATAAACTCCCTTAACGCACAAGTGTGAATAAAATATATTGACAAACACACAAATGTGAGTTATCATATAAATGTAACAAACAAAAGTAAAGTAGATTTGTAGTTTTGGATACAACAACAGCCGGGCTGCCAACCCGGAACTCTCCAACATTATGCAACCGAGGTAGACAAGCCCTCAAAAGATTAGCAGTCGTACCTGTGAGCCTTACCCCCCATAGAGGCAATAGACACGCAAGACTGATAGCGGTTGCAGTAATTCAATTTTGGATTTCAGGTATTGCCAATACCCGTTTTAGAAAATCCTTTTTGCATGTGTTGTAGTAGCCAAACTACAAATTTATTTTACCTCACTAGCTAACAATTGTAAAGGAAGTTTGTAGGAAGGAGGCGAAATTGAATGGCAGTATACACTCCTAGATGGGGTAAGGAAGTAAAGAAAGCATTAATTGATAATGATCTTTCGATTGCGGACCTTGCAGTTACATTGAATTGCTCAAGGACATACTTGAGTAATATGATTCATGGACGCGAATATTCCAGTGAAATTGTAACGAAGGTAAGCAAGCAGCTAAATATCCCGGAAATGGGGATGTGTGATGTCTTGCGTTAAAACTATTTTAAATCAGATTGGAGTAGGAATCTATGGGAGCTAAGCCAACGAAAGCAGCCAATAGTATCTACTGTAAGTCGAGATTAGAAGCAGCGATCCATGATGAACGGCTAAAAAGCCGGGAAAAAGCAGCGGAGATGTTGGGATATGACCCGTCGACAGTGGCCAGCTGGGAGCTTGGTTCAAGCCGGCCGTCGCCTGAAGCTGTTTTGATCATGGCGGATACATATAACGCCCCGAACCTATGCAACTACTTTTGCACTAATGAATGCCCTTTAGGGAAAGATATGCCATCTATTATAGATGGTGACTTGGATAGAATTGCGCTGCGGGCATTAGGGGCGATAAAGGATCTGAAAAAGGCTAAGGAAAATCTTATTGAGATAACAGTAGATGGAATTATTGATGAAAGTGAAAAGCCACTGCTGGAAGAGATATTGAAAACCTTTGATGAATTATCTGTAGTACATAATAGCCTGAAAGTTTGGTATCAAAAACATAACAAGGAGGGATAGGGATGCCAAGGGGAAGATCAGCTAAAAAGAAAACTGAAATGGCCCTTAATAATACAGTGACGCTTTCATATTACACAATTCAAGATGTTATGACTATTCTTGGATGCGGTCGTACGAAGGCGTCGGAAGCAGTCCGATCATTGAATGATGAACTTGAAGAACAAGGATATATGAGATTTCCGCTTGGGAGAGTTCCGAAAAAGTATTTTCATGAAAGATATCATTTGGAAGAGAGGATAGAGGCATAAGCGGAAGTTCAATGGTAATTGGCTCCAAGGAGGAGGTATACCATGAAATATTATGATAATTTAGATGATTTCCAGGATGATAGCCGTTCGCCGGCGATTGATTGGGTAGAATGGCTGCTTAATCGGATATTCGCCACGGCTGGAGCAGCGATGATGGCATACATAGCCTTTCTGGCGATGCAGGCATATATGAAATTATGAAAGGAGGAATCTCATGGATAGAGCAAGATTCTGGCGTACGATGTGGCACATTGCCTGTGATGATTGCAAACGGTTTAAATCCATTGCGATTGTGGAAGGGGTGATAATAGTAGCCTTGGCGGCAGCGTTAAGGTGTGTAATGTAGCAGCGGATTCTGGATGTGCAATGATTCGTGATATTATGCGCCAGTTAGGAGTGTGAGGGATCATAATAGACAAGCTTAAAGAAAAAGCCCCAGGAGCTGCAACTCCCAGGGATTAAGGTAACTCGTAAATATTATACATCCTTATTATACAAGGGGATTTGGAGGAAATCAAGATGGATAAATTATTTGAAGCATTTTTACTGGCTGCTATACCGAATCAGGTAAAGGAAGAAGCAAAAAAGCCTGTAATCCTAAGCTATAACAAAGAAAGAGGATTGAATGGAGAGGCCGCCACATTAATCGTCGGACCGACTTCCGGAGTATATGCAGGCCTTTGTACCATGCTTCCGGATGCGTTGAGAACCATGGAACCAAATGACCGTGAAAGGCAAAAGAAAACCCTGGATTCTATTTATAAAAGAGTCTGTGTTGAATTGGGAATAAAGTAGGAGGGGTTAGATGGCTTATTGTAGAGAATGCCCCTATTGTGGGGCAAATCTGGACCCAGGAGAACATTGCAACTGCCGCGAGGAAAAGGTAGAAGATAAAAAGAAACCGGTAAAGATTACTTATATGCCAAAGGAAAAGTGTAATGTCAGTTGAAAAGCTTGTACTTAGTAGCCGTGAAGAGTGGTTAATGGCCAGAAAAAATCATATAGGTGGATCTGATGCCAGCGCTTGCGTTGGATTGAATCCTTATAGAACTAATGTGGAACTGTGGGAAGAAAAGACTGGCCGACGTGATGCCGAGGATATTTCAGGAAAGGATTATGTCATATATGGCACCAGAGCAGAGGAATATTTGAGAGAGCTTTTTATCCTGGATTTCCCGGAGTACCAGGTATTCTATGACGAAAATAATATGTTTTTAAATTCTGGTTATCCATGGATGCATGCTTCCCTTGATGGGGAACTGGTAGATCAAGATGGAAGGTATGGGCTACTAGAGATTAAAACAACAGAACTCATGCAGTCAATGCAGAAAGAGAAGTGGAATGATCGGATTCCAGATAACTACTTCTGCCAAGTACTTCACTATCTGGCTGTAACCGGTTATGAATTTGCCGTCATAAAGGCTCAGCTAAAAAGTGAGTGGGGAGGAGAGTTAAGGATTGCAACAAAACACTATTTTATTGAAAGAAAGGACGTTGAGGAGGATATCAAGTATCTAGTTGAAGCTGAAAATCGATTCTGGAATTATGTAGAATTAGGCAGACGACCAGATCTGATCCTTCCTGCGATATAGGTATCGATATGGGATATTATGATGATTACGATGAGGAGTTTGAACCAGATAGAGAAGAACTGGAGGAGATGGATGGCATGAGCAATACAAAGGTTGAGAATCAGGGTGAAGTATTGAAGGTGGAATTTAATACTGTTAATTTTGCCCAGGGGATTATTAATGCAGTAGTTAATGACCTGAGGAAACTGCTTAAAGCGGAGATCATGAAGGAATTAAAAGAAACGATTATAAAAGATATCCAGAGTGATATAAAGGGCAGCGTTGTCACAATAACTGAGGAGCTTGTTCGTGAGATTTATGAAAAAGAGGTTATCAAAATTGGTGGCGGATGGGGTGAAGATCCCAAGGAGTATACCGTCAAGCAGTTTATCATGGAGCAAATAAAGGGTTCCTTCCAGGATGGAGAAGTAAAGATCAAGAGGAAGGATCGATATGGTGACTTGAGAACGGAAAAAGTAAGTTTTACTGATTGGGTAACCAATGAATGTGTTACAAATGAAGTTCAAAAGCATGTAGATGCACAGATGAAAGCAGTTCGCGATGAGATCAACCAGAAAGTAAAGAATATTTTTGATGAATCCACAAGGAGTATGCTTTCCGAGAATGTCATGGGCATTCTTCTGGCGAATGATACATACCGGAAGCTTGAAAATAGCATTGCATGCATAGCCAATAAGTCTGATTCGGAATAAGGGGAGGTACAGTACATATGGAATTAAAAATTTATAACCCGCAGGACAACGGTTACCTGCAGAAGATTGAATGGAACTTTGAAGATTTAAAAAAGGAAATTGCAATATCGGCACATGAATATGAAACGTCAGTCTATACGGATGATACCATCAAGGCAGCTAAAGCGGACCGTTCAAAGCTCAATAAATTTGTAGATGCACTTAATAGCAAGAGGACGGAGGTCCGTAAGGCACTTTTAAAACCAGATGAGCAGTTCGGCCAGGAGATAAAGGAACTAACCGGAATTGTCCAGAAGGCTATTGATAATATCGATACTCAGGTCAAAGATTATGAGCAACGCCAAAGAGATGAAAAAACAGCTAAGGTTCGGGAGTTTTACGATGAGAATATCCATGATCTTGCTCCCGTTCTTCCTTTTGAGAAAGTTTTCAAGACAGAATATGCCAATGCTTCTACAACGATGAAATCCATTAAAGAGGATATTCTTGCCCTGATCCAGAAGGTAGATGAAGGTCTGGCCATTATCAATGAGGTTGACAGTAAGTATGCCGGGGATATGAAAGAGGTGTTCCTGCAGTCTTATGATATCGGCGCTGCCATGGCAGAGAGAAATCGTCTAGAAGCCGCAGAAGAGAAGCGAAAAGCCTATGAGGAGGAACAAGCCCGTAAAAAGGCAGAGCGGCAAGCAACAGTACAAACAGAGGCAAAACGGGTGATTAATGCGGGGTATGTACCGCCTTCAATCAAAACATCAGCAAAGAGCCAGGCGCAGCCTCAGGAAATTCCCACTGTGGAAACGGTAGAAGATCCTGTACATATCTTGGACTTTCGCGTTCATGCAACTAAAATACAGCTGGAGAAGCTAAAGGAATTCTTAAAGGCAAACAATATCCGGTTTGAGCCGGTTCCGAAAGGAGAGTAAGAATCATGGCAGTAAACAACAATCTTGCTAAGAGACCTAATAAGACGAGCCTGACGGCATATTTAACGCAGGATGCAGTTAAGAATCAGATTAATAGTGTGGTTGGGGGTAAGAACGGGACCAGATTCATGTCCAGTATCGTTTCGGCAGTTCAGGCGACACCGACCCTGCAGGAATGCACCAATTCCAGTATTTTAAGCGCAGCTCTTTTGGGTGAATCCTTAAACCTTTCCCCAAGCCCTCAGCTGGGACAATTTTATCTGGTTCCTTATGACAACCGAAGTAAGGGTGCGAAAGAAGCGCAGTTCCAGCTTGGATATAAAGGTTATATTCAGCTTGCCATTCGCAGCGGCCAGTACAAGAAATTAAACGTCCTTGCTATTAAAGAAAAGGAGCTAGTCCGCTTTGACCCACTCAATGAAGAAATTGAAGTCAATCTCATTGAGGATGAATATGAAAGGGAAGAGACAAAAACCATTGGCTACTATGCCATGTTTGAGTATACCAATGGCTTTCGAAAAGCATTGTATTGGAGCCGGGAAAAAATGGCGGCTCATGCAAAAAAGTACAGCCCAGGTTATAAAAAGGATTTGGAGAAAGGAACTCAGTGGACTTTCTGGGCGAAAGACTTTGACGGGATGGCCTATAAAACTATGCTTAGGCAGCTGATTAGCAAGTGGGGTATCATGAGCATTGATTTAATCCAAGCCATTGATGCTGATATGGCGGTGATCCGGGAAGATGGGACCGCAGACTATGTTGAGATGGAAGAAACTCCTAAAGATAATGTTGTGGCGGAGCAGGAGGCAGAAACACCCCCGGTTGAGATGCCGGTTCAGGAATCAGAAAAAGCCCCGGAAACGAGTGTGGAAGATGATTTCTTTAATCAATAATTTCCAAAAGGAAGGAGGAAGCAAAGATGAGAATCAGCCTTGATAGTATGGGGTGCGGAGCACTTTTGGAGAGATTCAATCTAGCATTGGATCAGATTGCAAGAAATATTATGGACCCTAATACAGATCCGGAGAAGGCTCGTAAGATTACAATTACTTTTACTTTCAAACCGGACAAAAGTCGGAAGCACGTAAAAACAACTTTTGGAGTGAACATCTCTCAGGCAGGGCCAGTAGCAGAAGAGACGATGATGCTTGTCGGCCAGGACTTAAAGACCGGGCGGATTGAGATGAATGAGTATGGCAGCAATCAGCAGCCAGTACGGGTTGTGGGGGAAGCTTATGCGGTTGCAACTGAAGAAATCCCGCCTGAGTCCAGAAGCTTCGATCAGGATACTGGAGAGATCATCGAACCGGTGCAGTACCAGAAACCAATTAATTTAAGAAATGTAAATTAGAAAAGGAGATCTATAACATGGAGAATTTAAAAGAAGCGTTACAGTACATCGTAGGATTAAGCGTTGAGGCGGAGAAAACAGAGGTTTTAGATATTAATGGAAAGACCTACGCGAATAAATCACTTACCCGGTATGACAGGCTTCCAAAGGCGGATCGGATCAAGGCTGCCACACTCACTTCCATGGTGGATTACATCTACCAGTGTAACAAAGAGTTTCCTAGTAGCATGATAATACATATCGTGAGCCCTACACAGGTTTGTTTAATGACAGCGTTGGATAAGGAAAGAGAGAGGGAAGTCCTGTTTGAAGTCAATGCGGAAACGTCCGAATTCCGTTTTGACCAGTGGTATGACCAGGAACGCATGATGATTGAGCTGCAGGCCAATTTCCAGAAAAATGAAGAACTTGAGCTGGTATTAAAGGCAGTTGGCAATATCGAAAAAAGGAATGGACAAGAGTATTCTGATGATGGCTGTTCCCAGGTTGCAACCATGAAAACTGGTATTGCCACGAAAACGGATGTAATCGTACCCAATCCGGTGGAGTTGATTCCTTTCCGCACGTTCCAGGAAGTAGGGCAGCCCGCAAGCAAGTTTGTGTTCCGGATTGGGGACAAGGAGGTCCCGTCCTTTAAGATCGTGGAGGCTGAGGGCGGAATCTGGAAGAATGAGGCAATCTCCAATATTAAGGCGTTCCTGACAGAACAGCTATTTAACTTGGAAGATGAGACCAGAAAAGGCATTACAGTAATAGGTTAATTATATTACCTCTATGGTTTTATATGTCACGAATTTAAAACCAGCGTATTACCCTCGCTGTCTGTCAGTGGGCGGCGGGGGATTTGTAAGGGAAGTAGGTGAATTACACCATGGCAAGACCCCAGAAAGAGGGTATTGACTACTTTCCATTTGATATAGACTTCTTTTCTGACCCTAAAATAAAAATCCTGAAGGCCAGGTATGGAGTAGATGGCATTGGAATTTATGTCTATCTGCTATGTGAGATTTACCGTTCAGGATACTATATTCGATTTGATGATGACTCAAAGTATATCATTTCGGATGATTTAAAGATGAGCCCTGATAAGGTGATGCAGGTCTTGAAATTCTTGTTGGAACGGTCACTGTTTGACAACAAACTTTTCCAGTCGGACGCTGTCTTGACCTCTGCCGGAATACAGAAGAGATTCCAATTAGCCGTTAAAGAACGAGCGAAAAAGAATCCCATACAAATAGAGGGTTACTGGATTTTACCAAAAGAAAAAACGGAACCCTTTATTAAAGTGAACTCATTTTTGAATAAATCAGGGAATAACGAGGATTATTCCGGGAAAAACTCTGATACTTCCCGGGATTTATCCCTAAAGGAAAGTAAAGTAAAGGAAAGTAAAGAAAATAAAAGTAAAGAGATAAGCCCGGAGCTTTTGGAAAGCGCCAGGCAGGAAGCGGTGTATGAACTCATTTTGAATGATGGAACTTATTATCCAGTTTGTACGCAAGAAATCCTAAGGTACCGGGAACTGTATCCTGCTGTTGATATAGATCAGGAATTCCGTAAGATGATCGGTTGGCTTGATACCCATAAGTCAAACAGAAAGACGAATCGAGGGATTAATAAATTCATTAATGGTTGGATAAGCAGAGCCCAAGATTCCGCAAGACCACCAAAAAAGGAAGAACCAAAGAGAAATCAGTTTCAAAATTTTCCCCAAAGGGAAACGGATTATGATGCAATTGTCAATCAACAGTTAAAGGAGATGGAAAAATGTTGATAAGAAGCCAGGATAAATTACAGCTGATAACATTGGGAACAGGTAATATATCTGCAGGTTATAGAGATCATGAAGATGGAAAAAGGATCTATTTTTATGATATTGGATGTTCCACCTCAACAAGTACATTGGGGTTGTACTCCACACAAGAAAAAGCCATTAAGGTTCTGGATATGATCCAGCAAGCCTATGAAAGCAGTTGCGAGATAGATGCTCATATTCCGGGGGAGACGCCTTACATGAGGGTACACAATACCGTGTTCCAAATGCCTAAAGATGATGAGATACCGGATAAGTGAAGGAGGATTGACCATGGAAGAAATGGAGCTTGTTGTCACACAAGAGAGTGATGTTGAAGTAAAACCGGAACCTTCACGCTGGTATGAAGGACATATAAGCCTGGAAGATGCAAAGACGTTTATTAAGTCTAATATAGCAACGGCTGCCAGATCATTTATTGCCATTGGTTTTTACCTGAAGTGCGTCAGGGACCGGGAACTATTTGTTGAAGAAGATTATCAGGATGTCTGGGAATTTGCCAAAACAGAATATGGAATCAGCAAAAGTACGGCGAGCCGGTACATGTCTATGAATGACCGGTTTTCCGAAGGAGGAAATAGTCCTAATATCCGGGACGAGTACCGGGCCTTTGGTAAAAGCCAGCTGCAGGAAATGCTTTACCTGGAAGATGAACAGCTGGAACAGGTAAGACCCGGGGATCGGGTAGAGGATATCCGTAGCCTGCGGAAACCAAAGGAAGTACCATACATAGAGCTTCCAGGGCAGATGGAAATCGAAATAGATTTTCCTGATGCATTGCCCCTGGATCAGCAGCCGCTTCCGATGATTTCTCAGAAGCAGACTTTTGAAATGAATGTGGAAGATATGCTGTCTAATGAGCAGGAAAGCGTTGCGATATCGCAACAGGAGCCGGTGCCTGAAGGCACTTTGATAGCCCAATCTTGGGAAGAGCTAGAGGAAAAACGCAAAGAAGAATGGCTGATACGGTGTGAAGTTCTTAAGGAAATGTGTGATTCCCTTTGCAATATGAATTCCTATAGTCTTGAAAAAGACCGATACAGTACGATAGCTATCGAAAGAATATCAAGCGGATCTTATGGCTTTGGATTTGGTGATGATGGAACTGGTCATTCAAGATACAACGCAGATTATAAAAATTCCCAGTATTATGTGGAGGAATTCAATGGAGACAAAGGCTGGGTATTTGAATCTGGAGAGATAGAACAGCATATTTGGAACTTTAATGGCCGTGAATGGCATAAGGAACATCCGGATGAGCAGGAGCAGGAGATTCCTCCTCAGGAGAATCCTGGATTTTATAATCCAGATGATGATAGCAAGGTAGATGAATCCTATAGCCTTGCAGGTATTCCCAGGGCCTCTGATCGGCACGTTACCATGCTGGCCCGGTTGTTCGTCCAGGAAAGGAAGGCCCGGTTAATTTATGGCGGTGAAGCCTTTGGGATTACTGATGAAAAAATTGTCGATATGCTTAGGCTCTTCTACAACAGCCAAAAGCCTATAATTATTGACAATGATGTTGAAGTGTCGGTAGCCGCAGAAATTATAGAGTTCTCCCGTGGCGATGAGGATCTGGGGATCTGTCTTTTTCAGAAGTTTTCTAATTATGTCAGAAAGCAGATTGATGAGTTCATAGAGGGTATGGTAAATAATCCTTATTCTGAAAGCAAAGAGCATGAAATTGTTAATGAAAACGTACTGGAACAGGAGGTAAGCGTTTCGGAATCCCTGGAAACCATAATTGATGGGGAATATGTGGAAGTTTCCCCGGAGCCGGAAATACCGGAATATACCCCACAGTATTTCTTGAAGGAGCAGAACGAAAGGCTTGATAAATTTCTGAGGGTGTGCGAAGGGAAAGAATTGAATCCAGCGGATGTCAAGTTCCTTGAATGCCAGAAGACGATAGTCGCTGCACTGGCCTGCATGGTGGCAGAGCTGGAAAAACCGGAACCGGAACCCGTAAAGCAGGAACAACCGGAGTTGCCGATCTTAAAGAACAATGACCAACGCGCTGCCTTTGTGAAGGATTATTTGACATGGCCGATATGGATTGATACGAAAGAGACCGGGGAGAGGTATTACCGATACGACCTATCTGACAAGGTTGCCATGGTTGTCAAAGTGAACTGGAAGCATTCCTGGGGGAATTATAAGGAATCTAAGGATTACGAATATGGTGCTGAACAGTATTATCTTCTGGGTGTCAGATCCGAATGGAGCGCAAATGCCAGGAGTGTTTATGTGGAAGATGAAGCCAGGACATTTTACGAATGCAGCACAAATATGACGGCATTGGTTGAATATTTAAAAGAGTTTCAGAAAAAGAAATAGGAGGTAAGGGGCATGGTGCAGAATGAAATGGAGACGATCGTCACTTCCATGATGGAACACCTGTGTGATCACCGGTGCCGGTTCCCCTGGGAGATTGAGCGTAAAGAGGATCTAGAGGCCATTTGTGCTGAATGTGAGATGGATATACATGTGTGCAGTATCGTAAATACATATAACGCTGCCACCCAGCTTCAAGCGGCATCGGAAATAGTCATGAATGAATTTATACAGAAAGGTGATTGGTACAGGGCGCTGGTAAATTCTATCTACGGTTATCTGCGTGATACTGATGGTTCAGTCCCATGGGATCGGATGGCGATAGAGTTGGCGGATCGCATTATCGGTATTGAACAGGAGAAGGAAGGCGTGAAATGCTAAAAATATTAATCATACCTGAAAATATGCAAAGAGGTAAACGTGTCCTTGATGCCATACATAGAAGAGAGACGGAACCTGTTATAAGCAGAAGAAAAAATCTGATACGAACACAAGGCGGAACGGAGTATATTGTGATACTTCCAGAAGTGCAGTACTTAATGGGGCAAAGCGCTGACCAGATTATTTTAGATTATGCTTTCGTGCATTCTCTAAAACGTGAAGTCGATGCAATTCTATGCAGGTCGTGTGTTCCAGAAGCGTTTCAGATTATAGATGATAGAAGGGTATTGATCTGTGATTGACCAAGCTTCGTTTTTGGCCGGAGAATTAGGAGAGGTAGTAGAATGAAAAACGCAGAAATTATAGCGCTCGATTTACTAAAAGCTATAAAAGGCGATGACGAACTACTTGAATGTGTATGTGATTATATAGCATGTCCAAGCGAAAGAGATTGCAAGTATGACGGAGGAAAAGACCATACACCTTGTGCTGAATGCAAGATGAAATGGCTTAAGAAAGAATTCGAATAGCCAGGTAAACCAAAATCTGCATCTGTACACCGGGATGTGATCCGCACAAACTGAGAATGCGTTTAAATGGCTGCCATGGCTCTGCGTGTACACAACCAGTAAGAGCAGCGTTAAAATAACAAACCTGAAATTAGGAGGTATTGAGGTATGGCTACAAGGGCGTTGCTGCACAAGAGTAAACTTAAAGAATTAGAAATCTGGCTGGAAAAGCAAGGGTATATGATTCTTGCTACAAGTAAAAATCCTTACGAGGTTTTGCGTGCAAGAAAGGATAAGGATACTGTGATTATATACTGCAAGCTAGAAGCGAAGGAACATTTATCTGTAATGGATAAGGACTATGCACTGATTCGTAGGTTTATAAAACAGCAGGCGAATCAGGATTTGGAGGTGTAGATGTATGGAAAACGAAGAGCTGTTTGTTGATGGAAAGCCTAATTTAACACACTGTCCTTTCTGCGGAAAGCTCGTAGAAATCCACGGTGGCCCGGAAGAGTGGAAACCAACAATATTTGATCCGGATAGCGGTGGCGACCCGTATTATGTAGATTGTAATTGTGGATTACACTTTTCTATCGGGTGCTGCGAGATTGATGAATTTATAAAGGCATGGAACGATAGGCATGAACTGGTTTTGTGTGATTACTGTGCACACCTGGGAGAAGATGTGAATATATGCTTAGGGTGTAATAACCGGTCACATTTTAAGCGAGTAAACTGAGATTTTTGTGAGGAGGGTACAGATTGAGAAAATCATCCAAAGAGCGCCGGGGACAGTATGAGCAAGCGAAGAGGATAACCCTGGCCGAGGCGGCTATAGCCATAAAATCTAAGCCTTCTATGACGTTATCAGCAACGATGCCGGCTTATCCATATACAAGCTTATGTCCAGATCCATCGCTGCGGGAGCCGCTGATTAAAGGAAAGAAGGTGGATCATGAAACTGAAAGATAAAATGATAATTGTTGTCCAGGTTTATCCTGTTAGGCAGTTTGGTACCGTAATTGGTAGCAATGATGGTCTGATAGGGATATTTCTGAATAGTGGTGAGTACATAGACGTTCCACAGGAACGGTTGAGAGTAATTTTCGAAGGGGTGGAGAAGAATGGAAAAAATAAGGTTAAGTGATATTCAAAAAAAATGCCCATACTGTGGCATGACATTTCCTCCTGATTCCGGAAGTATAAGCTGCAGTTGTAAGGATCAAGGGCGGTTATTTGCAGTAGGCATATATTATCACCTGAAAGCGGGAGGTGGAGCTGGTGGGAAAAAATAAACTGTACGCAATATTTGATCGCGGCACTAAGATAGGCGAACATACCTCCAAGGAGATCACGCAGCTTTATTCTATTCCTCGCCAGGTGGTAAGTAATTATGCCGATACTGATATGACATATAAAGGGCAATATAGCTTTGAAGAGTTGGTACAGGAAGAAGAAAAGGATTCACTTGCCCTGGAATGGGATCAGGTAACTAAAGATGTGTCGGTGAGGTTACGAGGAGGAAATAGATAATATGAATCGGTCAAGAATCGAATGGTGCGATCATGAATGGAATCCTATAACTGGATGCTCTACAG